TAGCTAATGTACCACTAGTCCACACTGGTCGCTCGGGACTTGAGTCAAGATAATTGTATGCAACCATTCTATTTACAGTTCCTGAACTTGAACTTGGATAGAACCACATAATTTCACCAAACAAATTATTTAATCCTGCATTGATGTGTTGTTTAGGAGTCGTATTAATATCGTCAAAAACAAAATCTTCAACTAAACACGGTAATGATTCTAGTTTACCAGTGTATCTAAAGAAACCGTTTTCTGACATCCAATAAGCAGCACCATCAACTTCAACAGCTGCGTTTTGTCCAATCAATCCACAGTTAGTACCAACTTGTTGAAATGAGAATGTAAATGGTGGACCAACAAAACGCATAATAAATAATGCAGTATCAGTCCAAATATAAATTGCATCACGACCACGTATTGCTCCCATAATTTTTGATCCATCTGCAAGTCTTTGTGTACCTGCAGTATTAGTAGCTGATGGTGTATAAGTATTTATATCTTCTTGAGACGAGAATCTTACAAACATTTCATCTTGTGTAGATTTTGTTCCAATTGTTGTTTCTGTTCCAAAAAATATCAAGTGACGATCCGGTGTTGATACTAGACTAAATGCAGAAGCTGTTGGTGCACCAGTTATAATAGTTGCTCTTGTATCAGTTGCATCTGTTGGATTTGAATTCCATTCAAATGTTTCACCTCCATTAATTGTTGCAATTAATTTATTACCTAAATTATCTAAAGACCATAAACCTGGTGCTGTAACAATATCTCCTGATGCTGCTGCGTTCCATGCAAAAAAGTTTGATGCATCAGTTACTGTTGCACCGGAACTATGTGTTGCTGCTGTTGTACCATTAGCACCTCTTGTTAGTCCAGATAAAGTTCCACCACTATTTGATGTATATGTAATTAATTCTGTTCCTATAATAACCGTTCCTGAAGATGGAAATGAAGTTGAACTTGCCATTGTCAATGATGTTACACTTGCATTAATTCCTGATGATAGTGTTGATGTAAACTGACCTGCTTGTTGCCCGCCCCATGATCCAAGACCAAAACCTGTCGATGCAACTTCAACTGCTGGTCCTACAGGATAGTAGTGTCTGACACGAATACCACCTGATGTAGATGCTCCTGATCCTGTCTCATTAGATCCAGTGTCAATTGTAAGTGTCGTATCTGTTGGTATAGACGTTACCATAAATTTATTGTCGTCAAAATTACTAGAGTTAAAATTAGAATTAGTAATAGATGAAAAATTATCTAACAATATAATATCAAATTTATTAATATTGTGTGCAGATGAAAAAGTTAATGTTACTGTTGAAGAACCATTAGTTGTAGAAAAAGCTGATGTTAAAGTTGTTGTAGATTTAATTGGGTGTATGTCATAAAATATACCACCAGAATAAGCATATAAAATTCTGTTTGTGCCTAATGCTGCATACTTAATACCTGATGTATTTACAAAATGATGAATAGCAGTGTTTCGACCTGTAATATCAACAGATCCTAGTTGAGACCAACCGCCTATTTTTTCAGGTGAACCATATCTAAAACGAACATTGTCACCACTAACCCATTGGCTCTCACCACCTGTTGAGGTTACTTGTTTATTAAATCCTGGTGCAAATTTTACTTTTTGTAACATAATTACCTCGCAGTTGTTGGGATTCCTGTTGATGTTACAAATGGAGATTCTGCAAATGCCATGTAGATATATGAACCACCAGAACCATTTGCACCACCATTTGATGCTCTACACTTAAAACCATTACTTAAAAAATCTAACTGATTACTTGTAGATGTATATTCTGAACCACTGTCATCAGCTAATAATCTGTGGTAAGTTACATTAAATGTATCTCTTTTATTATCATGCATTTGCCAACTATCAGCTGAGTCTGTTCTTTTCCGTATAACGAATGAGGGAGAAAATCCTGTATAAACAAATGTTCCATCAGCATTTCCATTTCCTGTGTAGCTTCCAAACTTGCTGTAGCCTTTTTTCTCTGCGAAGCAGTAGGCTATGTAATTATTTGAAGAAGTATTTACATTTCCTAAAGTTCCAATAGAAAATACTGAAGATGTAGGAGTTGTATTATTCCAAGCAGTTGATGTATTTTCTGCATTAGTTACATCTAGTAATATATCTTTATCATTACCTACTCCTATATGATACACAGTCCAATTTTTAGCAGCACTTCTATCTTTTACGATAATCATTTTAGGTGCAGAAGATAAACCATGTTTTACAGTTGCGTTACTTCCTGTGCCTGTGTATGAAACGATAGAAAATCCAGCATCATTATTTAAACTACCAGAACTATCAATACTTCCTATTCCTGTTGAACTTGCGTCATTGGTAAATGATGTTCCAGCACCCCAATGCCAAGCTACATAATTTGAACTTGTGCTGTTATTATAATTATATCCACCATTGTCTGAACCAATAACTGTTGAAGTTGAACCAAAAGCTAATCCTCCTGTTGCAGTAATATCTGAACCTTGTTCAGCACCATTTGTATTTGATAATAATACAGGCTTTTGACTATTGGAATTATTACCACCTCTTACAATATCCATTAAAATATGGTTTCCAGTATTTGTACGATTTTTCATCCAAACCCAACCCACATTATCCATTGTTAATGTAATATTATTAGAGCCTGTTCCAGTATAAAGTTTGGTATCAAAATAATCTGTTGGTTTATCTATTGTTGTGTAAGCCATTATCCATACTCCGCTAGGTTTTTTGTGTTAAGTGCATAATATCCTGATGGTACTGCCATTGAGAAATTTCCATAACCATTTCCATCTGAATTACCACCGCTTTCGCTATACTGTGGCGAACCAAAATTCCATGAAGTAGATACATCTGCAACACTCCAATTACCTACTGCTGGAAAATAACTTTCTCCAGAACTTAAATTTGTTATATCTAAAGCTCCTTGAGATGATCCGTTTAAATAAAAAGTACATGATTGATCTGCACTATCTAAATCTAAAGCAACACTTACAATATTGTTTACTGCTATAGCTGAACCATACGAGCTAAATCCTGAACCATCATCAACAGTAACTGTAGCAGTTCCATTTCCACCATAATATCCAAAAGCCTTTGCTCCAGATGCACTCGCTGGTGAATTATATCCTAATTCAGCATTTATATTAAAATGTTCATTACAAGCTCCAATAATTAAACCATCTTGATCTGTAATAACTTTAACTTCCCAAAACCATTTTCCTTTACTTAATCCAAAATTTGCAATTCCTGTTTCTGAATTAGCTGCCATAAGTAAATTACCTTCAGAAAAAGTTAATAAACTATTACTTTGTGCAGAGCCACCTTGTGCAGCTATTGGATTTCCTGTTGCAAAATTATTTGTGCAAGTATCAGTAGATTGATCTACTGCTGTAAGGTTATTAACTGCAAAGTGATTATCTTGACCACTAGTATCTGCACCTAATCCACTACTATTTTGACTTGTTCCAGATTCTTTAAATTCTAAATAAAATCCATTTGTGCCAAAGGTTAAACCAGATACATCAATGGGTTTCCATATTCCACTATCTTCGTCAAATTCTCCGAATTGATCTGCTGCCAAGTTATTATTGTCAATAAAAACAAATTCTGACATGTAGCCATTATAATAATTACTATTACCTGGATTACGACCAATGGTAAAATCAAAATCTGAACTACCACCTACCCAAGCACCAGATGTAGCGCTTGTTGTAGTGTTTGTAGCAAAACTTGTTACTCTTAAACCATTAACATAAAGTTGAACCTTATCTTCAGCAGTTCCATCTGATAAATTAATAATTACACAAATGTGCATCCATGCAAAGGAATCTCTAAAAAGAGCATTAGTTTTTTTATATAAAATTGTACTATTAGATATATCTGCTTGTAATTCAATTTCTCCAGTATCTCTAAATCTTATTCTAAAAGCATTTTCTGCATTATTAAATGATTGAAAAATATCTTCTGAAGAACCAAAAGTGTGTTTAACCCATACAGAAATAGTTGCTTTTGTTGTACTTCCACTTCCATTACTTTTTGTTAAATAATCACTACTTCCACTATTAAACCTTAATGAGTTATCTACATTATAGCCTGTGTCTTTTATGGAGTTAGTTCCAAGTATTAATGGCATTAAATCTCCAATGTTGGAAGTTCACCTAATGGTCTTGTAGTTGAACCATCCTCTTGTTTTGTGTAAGTGTATAAAGTTTCTAATGCTGGAGTATCACTTGCATTTGTTATAGCTGTTTCCATCTCTGCTGCTTTAGCTCTTACTGCTGCTCTATGAGTTGTAATAGCTGATGGCACTGCTGTGCCTGCGTCTGCTTTTCTAACTATATACCAATCTGTATCTTGTAATATTCCTGCAGCTTGTTGTTTAATTGTTCTAATTAAAACTGTTTTTAATCCTTCAACTGCAACATCACCTACATCTTTACCTTCTGGTATTTTACCATCTGTTTTATCTTGCGATGTCCATAAAGTATCTGCGTGTGCTTTAGCTGTAGCTGTTCCATAAGCTGCGGTTACCGTTCCAGCAGATGCATCATATGTAAAAGTTTGATTAGTATTAATATACCATTGTTCATCTTTTTTATTACTATCATCAAAAGTTACTTCTATAATTCCAATAGCATTTAATTCAGATTTACTCCATGCAGAAAATATTTTTGCTGGATATTGAACATCTCCTATAGTTATTG